ATCACTATCTAGTGCTATATATATTTTTTCCACTTTAGAAGAAACAATTTTCTTCATTAGATTAGTTTGTATATTTTTTCCTAACAACGGGATAGCATTTCTTTTGATGGCTATGGCGTCGAATGGTCCTTCGCACAATACCAACGGGCTATTCCAGTTTATAAACATTTCAAATGGCACAATATCGCGAGACACTGATGGGTTTTTATATTTCCTATAAGGATCTTTTTCGAAACTACGGGCTGTAAAATAATTAAGGTTACCCTTATCATCATAAGAAGGAATAATAACCATATTTTTATATTCTCCATTTTCACAATATCCCATATGATATTTAATCATATCCTCTATAGTAACTCCTCTATTTTTTAAATAAATAAGAGCATGCCTCGCCATTAAACTGGTAGGTTTATCTATAAATGGGATATATTCTTTAGGTAAAAATAAATCATTTTTTACTACGATTTCATCGACAAATGATCCTTGAGGGATTAATTTTTTAGCTTCATCAATCTTATTATACGCCTCCATTTTTTTAAGGAGACCTGGGATGGTTTTTCCTCTAGTGTTACATACCCAACAATGCCATGGGTTATGGCCTTTTTTGTTTTCTGTAAAGTTCACCTCCATTTTAGGTTTATGGTGTTTACAGAAAGGACAGTGGTAAGCATAATTACCCCTGGATGTCGATTTACCCTTACCTAGTACAGAATCTATTAGAGTTACTAAAAGATGATTAATCATTACAACAAATATACGATGTAGGATTTAAAAAGCAAAGTCGTTTGTAAAAAACTTTCCTAATATATTATCATTATAATACTCTTCTGGGTTTTCTAATACTTCGTAACAGAATAAGTATTTAGTCTCTAGGTATGTAAGATGCTTCTTATGAAGAGCAATTTCTAAAATTTGTTTATCCAAATCTTCCAGCGTAACTTCTCCTTCAGTTAATTTACGTTTTAATTCGGAATTCGATCCTACATATTTTTTCCAATCACTTTCTTTTTGAACAATTTTATAAGATTTTCTCCTTCCCCTTCCAGTTTGTTCGGAAAGTTCTACTTTAGTTAATTTTTTCTTGTGATTGTGGTATAATACCTTTTTACCTATGTATTTTTTACCATCGGGGGTAGTTACTTGATAAACAAACCCAAATGTGTCGGGGTGAAATTGAGATATGTCTGTAATTTCTTTTCCATTATATAACCAATTCATATTTTTTTTAAAATTTCATTTCTACTTTAAAGAGTAGAGCTTTTTCAAAACTATTTTCTGTGGGTTGGTCCACCTTTGCAACTGCCAAACAATCACCATTATCATTATAAAATCCTATAGTAGTAATATATGTTCTAGGATTATCAGTAAAATCTGAAAATCTTAAATATCCATCTTCATTTGAAAATGAAGGATTTGTTGAATAATTAAACTCTCCGGGGTTTATTCTGATGAAGGAGTTAGTAAAGGTTATTGTTTCTTCACTGCAACCTTTAATTCCCGTATTAACTGTAAGACTAGTAGTACATATTGCTACACCTATATCTGGGTATAAATAGTAATCACTACCCCCAGCGGATTTAAATTGTCTTCCTGCTTCAGTAAATGTTAAAGATCCTGTGTCTATACCATTTCCTGCTATACTAAAGGTTCTAGGGTTAATAGATTCTTTAAATTTATTTCTAACTAAAGTAACAGCATTAAAAGTATCACCTACTGGTAAGTTAGAGGTTGAATCACCTTGAATAATATTAGCAAATTGTCTATATACTCTTTGGGCTCCTGTTACAGCACCCCCAATATCTGCAGCTGTTACTGTGTAATCAGTAGTATTTACTAATACACCTCCAAAATCGGCACCCGCAGGTTCAACTGTTGGAAAAGAACCTACTACAATATCATCGCTATTTAAATTTTTAAACATAATTATCTATCTAATCTAATAATAAAATTAGTGTCAGTAAAAGGATTTAATTGAACAGGTTGACCCAATTTAGCTACCATCATTAATTCTTGGTTTTCATTATATAATCCAATAGTAGTAACATAAGGCATAAAATCAGGGCTGTCAATAATAGCCGGATCATAATCTACATTTGAAGCAGATAATAAAGTAGGATTTAAAGTATAATTAAATTCATTAGGACTAGCAGTACATTTATATTGGGTAGAATATATTGTGTAGGATCCTGAGTATGATACTGAAGGGACAGATATGGGGGATGATCCATTTCCATTTGTACCTGTTGTTACTATTATTCCTTGATCATAAAGAATATTACCAACAACATTCCCTGAGTTTGTAAGATTACCATTGGCATCATCTATAGCTGTTGTTGATGCAATTGAAACAGTTCCGGGAATTATAGACTCACCAAAATCTGCTACGGGAATTGAATAAACTTTGATATCCTTATCAGTACCTACAGGAAAATGTCTTCTATATGTAAAGCTACCTTGAAATGAAGGATCAAATCTACTAAATACTCCTGATGTAGTGTTAGTAATAGTTCCTACAAGAGCATTATCAAATATACTTCCACTAGAAATATAATTTTGAGAAATGAAAGCTCCATAAAATAATTGACGAGCAGAAGCATAAACTAAAGCAGGATTATTTAACCCTGTATTGGATCCTATATCTCCTCTATTTAATTTAGTATTAATATCAAACGAATCCCCCGCACTAACAATAGCAGCAGTAGTTTTACTATACTTAGTTTGTATAGGGGTTACCCTAACATCATTTCCAGATAATTTTTTGAATACACCCATTCATTTAGAAATCTAATTTAATTCTAATAAGAGCTTCTTTAGTAAAATCTTTCTTTAAAGGTTTAGATAATTTTGCAACTGCTAACAAATCACCGTTGTCATTATATAAACCAACTGTAGTAATAAATGTTTGAGGAGCAGTTATAAAGTCAGTGTATCTAACACCTCCTGTAGTAGAATCAATAAATGTTGGGTTTTGTGAGTAATTAAACTCAGCATTTCTAGCTCTAATAAACACATAATTAGAAGTAATTACTTCTTCACTGTCTGCAGTAACATCACCACCACTAAGATTTGAACCAGGTATTGTTGTTCCTCCTGCAATTAAGGCTGTTCCTATATCAGGGTATAAAAATAAATCATTCCCACTATTTTTAAACTGTCTTCCGGCATCTGTAAAAACTACATCCGTAGATCCCGTAGCAACAAATGTAGGCTCTGCTGCAGTTTCATCACTAATTTGTGCATTAATTCTAAAAGTAGAAGGTAAAATAGATTGTTTGTATCTTTGTCTATCTATTACTATGGCTACAAATGATGTTCCAACTGCTAAATCACTTTCAGCACTTCCCTGTATTAAATTAGCAAATTGTTTATAAACTGCTTGACTTCCAGATACGGGACCATCTTTTTTTCCGAATGCTACTGCTAATTCTCCTCTTCCGTCTGTTCCATCATAAGCTTTAAAATAGTTAGCACTTACCCCTGAGTTACCTGCAGAAGTGCAAGTATTAGTACTACTTCCCCCTGCAAATGCAGGTGCTACTATAGCATCCGTGCTTATAAGAAAATCTTCTGGCTCTAATCTTTTAAATGACATGCTTTATATATTATTGAGTATTCTTAGTAATAGTAACAGGAACAGTTGCTCTAGCACCACTGTCTCTACCTACTACTAATAATGAAGTAACGATTGAAGTAGCAGATGAACCAAATAAAGTATTAACAGTAGTAGCTCGTAAATTAACTGTAGTACCTATTACTGTTTTCTGGGTTGCTGCTCCTAATGTTTGGGTAGCATTTAGATTTTGTGAGGCTTGAGTATTAACTCCAATACCTTCAAATGTAGACATAGTTCTAACATCTGCTATAGTAACAGTATATCCACTAGATTCAAATACTTGGTTATTACCTAAGTAATTTAAAGTTTGAGGAGTCAAAGATAAAGTAGCTCCTTGTTTTAAGGTAATTGCTGTGTAACCTAAATCTAATACAGGCATTTGAGAAGTACCTCTAGGTAAAGTAGTTAATTTATACCTTAAATTTTGTGTTGCTTTGGGCATTGCCTCTAATAAAGGCATATTTTCAATGTTCTTTCCGAAGAAAGCAGAACCTGAAGGGGAAGTTGGGTCGTAGAGAGAATAATCTACTTCATCATCAGATAAGGCAAATTGTGTAATTTTAAAAGAACCATCACCTCGTGCTAATAGTTCTCTTCCTCTATCTGTTAAGATAGCGTCTACTGTTATTACTGCGTTATTTAAATATCCCATTGTTGTATTATTTATATGTAATAAATATTATATTTTTTAATTTGTTATGATTCCTGACTGCTTTAGTTCAAAAATTAGTGTATTTGATTTTTCTTGTAAGGTTGTACTTGGAAACTGGGGGGTAATTAATCCTGTAAATTTTTGGTTTGTACCTGACTCTGTATTTTTCTTAACATCTAAAATAATAAATTGACCATCTTCTACTACACGATAAATAACAAAATTATCTACTACAGTTCCATCATCAATATGTCCATCTAATAGTAATTTTAAAACATTACCACCTGAAATTACTTTAAGGATTTGGAAGGTTTTTGTTTTAGAAAATTCAAATCTAATAAAATCCCCAGGTTGGGGAGTAAATGTTTTTTGGATTGGATTAAAACCAAATCTCTCCCAAGTCTGTTTATCAAGTCCTGATCCTAAGCTGCTTGAAATTGAGTTAGCAGCATTTATTATATTATAACTTTCAGCCCCAGGATTAACTTGGACATAATCTCCTCCATAAAATAAAGATAAAGGAGTTGATGCTGTTATAAAAGATTGTTGTTGGCCAAAACCATCTGTTAGGGAAGAAGTAAAATTATTATATCCTATCCAATAACTTCCTGTATTATTATAAACTGATTGACTTGGGAAGGTACCTCCACTACCTGTGGTAAAGTAACTTGCTGTTACACCAGTAACACCATGAAAGAAATTTGCCCCTTCAGGGGTTTCTTGGTTTACTATTAAATAACCCCCAAAATAACCATATTTTCTGTAAGTTAGATCATTCCTCCAGTGATTTAAACTAGCTGTAAAATGATTTGCAGTGTCTACGTTTGGGATAGTTGCTGAGGATGAAAGTTCGTTTGGAAGAACAATTTCTGTGTAAAGTTTATCCGATGGTTGGACTGAGAAATATTCGCTTTCAACAGCTAAATAAGCAACAGAATCAGGTTGAAAGTTAAAATCTGCTAGGACACCAGATCCCACATTTCCTCCACTAAAGGCTGCAGCTTTAACTGTATCAAGTCCTCCACCACTATCATTAGCTAAAGATAAATTACGAGTACCTATAGATTTTTGTCCTGATCCTACTAAGGTCTTAGTTCCTCCACTTTCATGATATAGGTTTAAAGTTATAGGTTGGAAAAAATTATAACCACCTCCTGTACTATTACCTCCTGATCCTCTTCCAGTACTTGTTTCTTGTATCTCTCCCCCACTACCCCCTAATTGAACCGCAGAAGCGTATAAATCAAAAACACTACTACTTGCAATATTAATACCAAATGCTCCTTTTATTTTTATTCTAGTATTACCTTGGAATGATCCTGTATCAATACGAACTTCATTAAAGTAATTCTGGCTAAAATTAACAATACCCGGGGGTGGGGATCCTGCAGGGTTAACCCCGGATGTAGCAAGGGGAGTTACTGCTGATCCTGTGTCAATTTGGTTAGCATCAAAATATTGTCTAAAGGGAGTTGTAGAATTTGACTCAGATACTGTAGAATTTGCCCAGGAATTTCCTGTAAATGGTATAGTACCAGATTTAGCGTAAGCTAAATTCATATTTTGGAAACCTATAGATTTATTTAACCATACGTAATAAGTGAGGACTTCAACCCCAGGAGCGGCTCCTAATTGACCTTTGAGTTGAAAACTCATAGTAGTTACATAATCTAGAGGACCAATTCCTATTTGGGTGCCTGCTATAGGTTCTACTGATCCCACTGCTGTTATTTTGTGTGTTCCTGCTAATTGATTATTCAATACCGTACCTTGGTCTACTCTTACTACTGCATTTTTTTGTCTTTCAAAATTTTGAGTAACATTAGCTAAAGATACACCATCTCCTGAAGGTTTAGATACATTTAATTGTGAGTCACACAAATAACTAATTTTGAACTGGGTTTGATCTATTATTTCGGGGGTAGTATCACCTGCTTCCTCAATAATAAGAAAATACTCTTGATTTTTTTCAGCTACAGGAAGTCCTCCTAAAATACCATTGATGTTAATCCCAGAATGATCTCCATCCTCTAAAATAGAAATAATATTTTGTTGAACAGCTTGAGCACTTAAGGGAGTTTGATCCTCTTGTGAACTATTTAATGCTGCTGGATCTGGGGAAGTTGAAGTAGCCATATATTAATATTTCGTATATAAATACATATAAATTTAATTAATTATTAAGGTGTAAAAGCATTAGGTGCATCTTGTGGGAATTGAGGGAATGAAGGTCCAGATGAAGAAATAAATGGATCAACTCCAACAGATTCCGAAGTAAATAACACACTTACATCTTCAATAGCTTTTATTATAGGTACATTAAAATCTATAGAAGTATTTCTAACTCCATTATATCTAGAATTTTTCCAAAAATTAGAAGCATAATTAGAATCTTGAACTGCTGCGTAAGAAGCACTTCCATTATATATAGATTGAGATATATTTGAAGGTAAATTAATAGGGTTAATTGAACTTGAAGCAGAAGGAGAATAATCTATATCTAAGAAAAATTTAGATTTTCTAATTCCTGCATAATTAACCAACCCAGCTTGGGGGTCAAATGAATTTCCTATAAGAGGATTAAAATCATTATAAGCCCACTCTCCAGGACTAAAATCTGTTGCTAAAGGATTCCAGTTAGCTATAAACGTAATATTAGAACTAGTAGAAGCAAATGTATTATCGAATCCTGTGGGGTTATCTAAGATAGGATAAGCAACATAAGTACTTCCTGCAGCGTTATTAACGATAGTTGGGGTTCCAACTGTATACGAAATTATGGTAGTACTAATTTTAAATGTTAAACTACTACCATTACCTAACAATAATTCCTCGGTAATATTAGTAGAGGCACCTACTTTTATATAAATAATACCATCACCCTGTAAGCCATATATTAAAGCATCACTTGCATTTAAAAAACCTACTATACCTGTAATGTTAACTTTACCTAAACTTCCAAAACTATTACCTTGGGGGCGTTTATAAGGGTTATTTCTATTATTATCTGTTCTTATAACCCCTGCTCCATCATTACTAGATCCAGTATTTAACTCTCTTATAAGATAATTATCAAAATTACCTACTCCTATTCCTAATTGTTGATATATCCCATTATAAAGTTCTTCTTGCCCTGTGTGGCTAATAGTAAAGACTCCATCTAACATACTTGCTGTAGGATATCCTAAGGTAGGGTTAGAGTAAGATTGAATATTAAACATGGATTCATTCCATGTTTGCACTACACCATTATAAGGGGTTTTAATGTCATATTTACTCCAATCTGTTGTGCCCGAAAATGAATATCTATTTAAAGTATTAGTACTTCCACCAGGACCCCCAGGGTATTGATAAGCTCCATCTTTAGCTGCTAATAATTTTAACCCCGGAGCACCTGCTCTAAGGGTATAATCTCCTATAGATCTAATAATAGGTTGGGATGTTCCAAAATCATATCCCTCAGTAAGGGCAGAACCACTAATGTTAGTAGTACTAAAAGATTGTTTAGATACTTGGGGTGGTCTTTGTCTTTGTCTTTCTTTAATAGTAGGTTTAATTGTTACTCCTGTTGAAATACTTGTTCTAACAGGAACAAAATCCTTAACCATATTAAATAAAGAACTATCTAAAAATTTAACATATCTAATAAATGCTGCTGTATTCCAAGTTATGGTTTGTGTAACAGCAGAATCACCACCAACAAATTTATCCCCATAATAATTCATATTAGACCCAAAGTAAAAATCTTCAAAGTCTGGGAAAAGAAAGTCTAAGGGATCAAATGAATTAAAAGTATTTTCATCATGATAATTTGAAGGTGAAAATCCTACTTCTGTATAATGTAAACTTCTATCATAACTTTCACTTACAACAGAGTTATTTTGTTGAACTCTAACTAAAGGAGAAAGAAACTTAGGAGGAATATATCCGGTTCTTTCTGGTGGGAAAGTAGCACTTTCACTAGGGAAAAATATTGAGGCAGAAGTATCTACGGCAGGTAAATCATAAATAGTACCTTTACCTTTGATGTCATACTCTCTAATCTTTAATACTTCTTCAGGAATACCAAAACAAGTAATTAATGTTCTTAACCCTGCTAAAGAACCTTTTTGTCTTAATAATAAAGGTAAATTATGATATATTCTTTTATAAATTTCTTTATTTACATCTTCTACAGGTACTATATCTGTAGATGCTGTTTCATAAGTAGTAACATTAGTTTGCCCATCCGGCATAGTAGAAGGGGTTCTGGTTCCTACTAAAGAATCTACAAGATCATTAGAAGTAAAGTTACCTGTGTATAAGTTAATACCCATAGATTTGATAGCTTCTCCTACTAAATCTTTAGAAATGCCAAAATCTAATCTATTATCACTATCGTATCTATTAGTTATGTCTTGAACATAAGTAAATAAAGTATCAAAATGTTGGCCTACCATTTCTACAAACTTCTTATAAGGTTCGTTTGTAGGATCTTCTAATAAATACTCAGGTATAGTATATACTAAATTATCTAAATTTTCACTATCATAAACTGATCCTGAAAGGGATGATGAAGCTAGCCAATTTAAGCCTGCTGTGCTTCCTGTAGATACTAATGTATAAGGTTTAGAGGAGTTGGATTTAGGGTAAGGTTGGGGGTTTGAATTTCCATCATAGGCACCCGAAGTATAATATAAAAAATATTCAAACCCATCAAAATTATTAATAGTAGTAGTAATTCTATTTTCAATATCATGTCTACTTGAAGAATTAAAGACCCCACTTCCTGAAGAAATAAAAATTGATCCTGATAAATGTTCTATTAAACCTACTTTAGTATTAAAATTCTTAACTCTTTCATCAGCAGATGAAAAATGAACAAAATTATTAAAGTTAGTATAATCTATATTAATCTCGACCCCTTTTTCATTTAAAATGCTATCTAGTTGTCTTCTAGAGGATGTAGTAATTCCCGATAAATTTTGTAAGTCTGTAAGACTAGTAAGTTTTACTGAACTGTGAACTTGGTTATTTATAGGAAGGGAAAAATTAGGACCCTTTAATACATTTCTTCGTGGAGTTGGTAAAGCAGGGGGTGCTTCGATTTCAACCTCATATGCAATAGAATCCCTTTGTTTACTAGTAACCCAACAAGCATCACTTTCATTAGCAAATGAAGGTAAGGGTTCATATAATTTTATTAAAACTGATGATTGGTTGTTAGAGTTATCAAATATAATATTAGTTACTATTGATATTCGATTTTTCCCAAAATTTAAATAAAAATCAGGATAGTAAGGGGAAACCATCTCTTCAGGAGATATTTTACCTATTCTTTCTTCTAATTCATCTTCAGTAAGAAATGAGGTTGTTAATCTAATCTCTTTTCTATTAGCTGAAATTTGTTTTAGTGAGAATGGATTTTCTACTGAAGAATCTAATTCATTATTTAATATATTATAAAATACATTATAGGATCCTACATCTATTCCTAAAGATGTAACTTCACTTTCAGGATATAATTCTAATTTATCGGCTATATCTACATCACCACTAACACCATTTCCCGTTATACCATACTTAGAATTAGGATTATAATTTAATAAATTTCCTTGTAAATCATAAACTAAAGATTCTACTCTACCATTCTTTGTTGTAAAAGTAGGATTTACTGAGATGGGTAATATAGTTCTTTCATCTCCATCTTTGTATTCTACGGGAGCAAATTGGGAAGAATCTATTATTTTTACTATAGCCATGTTTTTATATGTTAATAACTACCACCTGAGGAGCCACCACTAGTAGAACCTACTACCGTAGATTGTGCTGTAAATTGGGTTCCAGCAGTAATACCTGATTCATTTTGTACATCTTCATCTTCAACTCCTGTTGTCACCTCATTATTTTCAGATAAAGCATTTAATTCAGTATCCCTTAATTCTTTTTGGGTTTGAAGTAATTCTTCTCTTAATGAGGTAATTTCATCTAATAAAATTTGAATATTTTCATCGTTTTCCTCAGTAAATCCTATATATTCAGAACTTCTTTGAATTAAAGAAATATGGGAATTTACATTACCTTCTGCAGGTATTTCATAAAATAAAGTATTGTACAAATCAAAAAATTCTTCAACTGTTATTACATCTTCAACGGGAGGAGGTGGGGGGATAAGTTGAGTAAAAGTAGTATCAATAGTATTAACGTATGAATTTCTTACAAATCCTTGTTTACCTAATTTTATTTCTTGACTCATCCGTTAATTATTTTAAAGTAATAATTATCATCTAATATTAAGGTATTATCTTTAATAGTCGTTTTAATTAAAATTTGATAATATCTCTCAGGTTCTAAACCGTTCATATAGAGTTTAAAATAACTTCCCTCTTCATCGGCGCTGATTTGGGTGTAATTTGTATCAAAATCGATTATAAACTCGTTAGTATGTAAATCCTTAATGGCATAATACGATGTAGTGGGTAAATAGTGATTAGTAGTATAAACAGAAGCAGTTTGGTAAGTTCTAGTTGGGAATTGGGGTCTACAATTAATGTAGAATTTTTGGATACTATCTCTTCTAAAATCTCTTCCATTATTTGCTAAAGTAGCTACTAATTGAGGGGTTGAAATTATAGTACCTGTAGAAGATCCTGTATTAAAAGTAAAGTCTCTCCACTTAAATTCTAACTGTGGAGGATATATAGTGTTAGTATCTATAGAAAAATATTGAATAGTTGCGGCATCCGAAGTAACTGAATCAAATTCAGTAGCATCGCTTTGCTTTACTATAAATCCTTCATTTGCTATAGTGCCACTATTAAATAATCTAACAGCATTAGTAACATTAGCATTTATATCTTTATCACTCGAGTAATTTAATACTTGTGATTGGGTGGGATTTAATGTAGCTGAACCAGTATACCATGCTCCACCCCCGGCATTATTTGCTAAGTAAGAGGCAGTAATATACTCGGTAAATCCCGCAGTAGCCCAAGCCCCCGACCCCGAAGATAATCTATATTTCCAAGAACATCCATTTTCAGATTGGGGGTCATCTTGGAACTTCCCAGTACCCATGTTCCAAGGTTCGGCTAATGGGAATATTTCTAGAGTAGTATCAGTATTTAAACCATTAACCTCTGCTACAAAACACCTTAAATTAGATTGAAATTCTCTACTTGCTGTGAGTAATGAACCGGTTGAATCTGTTACTGAGCCACTAATTTTATTGTTAATGACATCTGCAATTTCTGTGGAAGAAAATTTTATTACAAATCTACTTGCTTGAACTGAGTCAGGGATAAAAGTAGTAGAAGACTCTAAAATAGGATCTAGTCCTGTGTTTCTAGCAGGGTATGCTGAGTATAGAGTAGCATCTTTTTCAGGAAATATTTTATAAATTGCCATATCTTAGAAGTTAGTTATTGATCCTTTTATATCTTTATTAGGGAACTTTACTTCAAATATTGAAGGATCTTGAGAAGGAAATACTGTGTTGTTTTGAGTAGCACCTCTAACATCATAGAAAAATTCAGAGTAACTTCCACCATTTTTATTAGTAATATCTACGGATTTAACTGTTTGAACACCTTCAATTCTATCTAATAGAGTATATATATCTGTTAAAAAGATAGGTTGGCTAATTTGCCATTTATCTATGTCAAAATAACTTTGTAGAGCTTTAATACATTTAGTAAGCACAACATTTCCACTGTAATTAGGCCTAGCAACTATTGAAAAGTTAACACCAATATTAACAATAAATCCATCCTTTACTTTAACAGTATCATTTACCATCTTATATTGAGATAAATAAGTACTTAGATTATTTTTAAAATTATTAGATGTAGTTACAAGATTTTTATTCCCATCATAACCTAAAACATACATATCTAATACTGCGGGTCTAACATTTGGATTGAGATTTTCAATCTTTTCAGGTTCGACATAAATTTTACCAACCGCTCCATATATTCCGGGCATGCTAAGAGCTCTTACTGTGTAGTCATCTTGAGTTACACTTCTCATCTGGGTACCAAACATTCTAAGAGCATTTTCTCTAATTTGATCGGGGGTGTCACCTGATGATCCTCCTGTAGCAGCAAAATCATTAGTACATCCTATACTATTTAAGACTGCTGTAGTGGAACCACCCGGTCCATTATCAAAAGTTACTCCTGAAGTATTTATAGAAGTTAATGTTCCTGCGGGTGCATTTGATGTTATACCTCCTCCTTTTAAGTATGTAAAAGTTAAAGTTGTGTTAACCGGGGCTGTTCCATAAGTATTAGTAAATGTAAAATTATCAGGAGCAAATGCGGTAAGGGCGTTTAAATTAGAATTATTAAGTCCTACATTAAAAGCATTTGGAACCACATTAGTATCAGTTATTCCAGGATTACCCGAACCAAATTGAATTTGAAGTTGGTTTTTAGAAATAAACCTAGTTGCAAATCTATTTTGGGTCCTAAGAAGTTTTAGTAAATAGGGGGTATCAACTCCCCCATTTCTTTGGGGTAAATAAACAGTTTCTTGTCCTAAGTAAGGTACTTCATACCATGTATTCCCACTACTATCAGTACAACTAATAATGTCAATTATGTTATCATCTTGTATATTAACTGTAGGAAATTTTTCATAGGATGAAAATGAAAATTCAACTGTTTTAGTCTCGGCGGAGACTGCAGGAATAGTTTTTTTAAGTAAATAACTTTGGGGTGAACCCGCGCTTACTTCAAACACCGTAGGAGATGCTGAACTTGATGCCGCAAAGTCAATAAAATCTGTAGTTACAAATGAGGTTTGTCCTTGAACTGAAGAATTAATAACTGTATTACTGGGAATGGTAGGGGCATAAGATAAATCGGGATTAGTACCTGCTGCCGGGACTACACAAAACACAGTTACATCAGCAACTGCCGCTCCTGTAGTTTTGGGTTTGTACCCCATCATATATGCTAATTGATATAAATTAGGGGTTTGTCTAGCGTATTGGGTAAATGTTTCTTGAATTTGGTTATCCTGGTAGAATGATAAAACATCACCTACGTAAGATGCCATTTCCATAAACATTACCCCCGGAGATGAAGGGCTAAAGTCTGTGTAAGTATCCGGGAAATAAGTTTTAGAAAATTCTATTAAAGAATTTTTAAAGTTACTGAAGTCTTTGTCAATATACCTTATATTTCTTTCTTCTTTATTATTCCCTCCGGATTGTGTTGAGGTACCCGAATTATATGCCATCGTTATTAAAATTTATTTGAATCTCATCTAGGGATTGATTTAAAACCTTATATTTAAGACTGATACTTACTAAACTATTATCTGGGATAGAATCTACTCTAAGCTCTTCAACAGTTATAGTAGGAAATAATACTGCTAACTGATCTCTTACTTGAGATTCTAAAGCTTCTAAATTTTGATTAGATATAGATTCAAATAAAGTAGCTCTTAAGTTACCTCCAAATCCAGGATTTAAATATCTTTCTCCTTTATTAGTAAGAAAAAAATTAATTAAATTAGATTTAATTTGGTCTTTAGTAATAAACGTTTGATTAAAAACAGCTTTCCCAGTAAAAGGTACAGAGACTCCCACCGCCACATCTGGGAGGGTATCTACTGGAAATTTACTAGATATTATAAAAGCCATTATTATTTATTCATTAACCCCATTATTTGGTTCATATTTAATTCCCCTTGGGGAAGATCTCCACCGGGCATAATACCTTGTGGATTAAAAGGTTGAGCAACATTTTGTGATGTAAAGTTTTCTTGCATATCACCTAATATGTTGTGATATGCTGCTCTTTTTTCTTTTGAATTCATAGACGGTCCTTCAACTACCTGTTGGGGTTGTTTACTTTCTATAACTGTTTGCTTAGGGGCACGTACTGCTTCCAAAAGAATATCTTTTATTTCTTCTTGAATAGCTTCTTTTACGGCCTGTTTAATTAATTTTTTTAAAGCGTCTTGTTTCATTGTTTATAAATATTACATTAATCTGCTCTTAAATTATCTCTATCTATAGTAAATTTAAGTTCTTCTATTAGTATTTCGGGACTAGAAGCAAATGATGATTCACTTCTTAGTACTTGTATTCCTTGTATATTTCTTGCAATAGCATATCTTTTAGGGTATTGAAAGTCCTGGCTAGTGTCCTGTTTAATTTCAAATGAGAAACCTTTATAGGGTAGAGGATTATTAGTTAAAGGATTTATAATATCTTCGGTTTGACCTGTAGAGGCATCTACAAAGGTATTTAATTCATTATTAATTTCTGCAAACGAAACAATAAAATTCCCCTCCTCATCGGTTTCTTCAGAGCATTCTTTAATAAGAAAATCTAAACTATTTAATAAATCTATTATTATTGCTAACGTTGCTCCTATAATAACAGCAGTTATTGTAAGAACATTTACAACTATACCTGCTACTTCTAATCTTCTTTTAATTACTGCTAAAGAATCTGCTATTAATCCTGAGGGTCTAGCTATGGGGGCAAATTTTAGAATTTTAAATGCTATTTTAAATCCTATTATAAGAGCAGATGTAATTTTTAAAACTGTAGAAATAGTTCTTACTATTTTATATATATTATTTAACTGTCTTACTAACTGATTTCTTTTTCTTATGGCATCTAGTATTTCTTCTTTAGAAGGACATACCTTATCATTTGAAAAGTTAATTTTTTTATTAACTATACTATGTAATACTTGGGGTCCAAACTTAGCAATTATCCCTAATATTGCAGGAATTAAAATTAGTTTAAGTTTTTCTTTTAATTGATTAAATCGAGAACTTAATTTAGCTTCAAAAGGCATTTCTTTTTTACCTAAAAACTCAATTTCAATATTTTCTACCTGTTGGATTTGTTTTTTTACTTCTGCTTCTTCTTTTTTTAAATCTATTACCATAGGATCAAGGGTAATCCTTCCTACATCGTATAAACTTATGACAATACTTTCATCCTCACTACTAACTTCAACAAATTGTTGTGTAGCCTTTAATTGTGCTTTGGATCTAGCAATACTACTTTTTGAACTTCTTCCTACTCCCGTTGCTTCTTCTCCTGTAGCTTGATTTTTTACTGTAACTTCTATTACAAAAGTATTTCCTTCTTTAGGGAGATTTTTAGTACCTACTATTGATACACTACCTGTAAAAGTACCTCCTGTTGAAGACCTAGTAACTGTTTGCTCACCTGATTTAGTTAAAGTAGGACCTATATTTTTGGAAAAGAAATCATTAGCAGATACCTCAATATAAGTTTGTTTAAAATCTATCTCCTCTCCATCCGAATATTCTATCTCAAAATTCCCTAAATCATCTACAGAAATAGAATCATAGGGGGCAACAGCCCCTAACTCAAATATAGTAGTATTTAAATTAGTATAACCTTCAGGAACACCAGGATTAGTAGAATCCTCAGGAACTGAAGGTGGAGGAGGAGGTGGGGGAAAGGAAATGAAATAGGGTTGAATTTTAGCTCTAGTAATGGGATCACCATTTTTATCTACAACTTTCCCTGTAACCTTAAATTGGTTAGACTTTGCTTTAGGTGGAGGGGGTGTTTTTTCAATTATCTCAGTTACTTGTAAATCTGCAATTTCTAACTGGTTAGAAAGATTAGTAACAGCTTCATCTATTAATATTTTAGCTTCCGATGAAAATGAAGGAGAACCTTCTGCTATAATTGCCCCCTCAGGGGATTTAGTTATAGCCTTATACTTGGGACCATTAGGTTTAAGCTCAATATAATATCCATTCCCCAAAACATATAGAGCTGTGTAAGTGTATTGACTTGAGGGGAAGTTAGCCATTATTGCAATTTAATTTTATTAGATAATATTTTAGGGTTTTTACCACTAAGGGCAGTTTTAAACTCTCCTAAAGCAGTTTCTAAAGCAGGTCCTATACTTATTAAGGTAGGTACGGGGTAGGGGCCTGCAGAAGCTGCTGAACAAGCTTTGGCTAATCCCTCTAATACTGGAAGGAGTTTTTGTAATTGAAATACTAATTCATCCCCTAAAACCGCCCTTTCAGTAGCATTTCTATCTATAAGATTAATTTCACCAGCTGATAAAACTATTCTTTGGCTTGTATCTAAATTAATAGAATTACCCGAACTTAAATGAATACTTGTAGGAGAACTAATTAATACTCCATCTTTTTTAGCATTTAAAATTAATCTTCCTGAGTCTAATATGATTTGATTTCCTTCATATTCTGAGGGAGATGTAGGGGAGGGGTCATTACCAAATGAGTCTGTTTTAAAACTTGAAGGGAAAAATGGGATTTTTTGAGTACTTGTAAGATATATTGAAGATAAATCTTCTGTAGTGTTTTCTAGGGTAGGTAACCAACCTGCTTGAGTGCTAGTCTTATTAGGATTAGCTACCCTTAGAATAGTAAGAGGATCCCCAACTTCCCCTTCACTCGACCAAGTATTTGGAAAATCAGGAAACTTAACTGTACTCCCCAAACGGAGAGTATTACCCCATCTTCCTTCTATAATGTGGTCGCCTTCATAAAAATATAAAGGAAATACTTGATCTTTTTCTTTAAAAGTAGTTCCTAAAAATTCTGGGATTTCTTCTTGAGATTCATAGTTAGGAGATCCCTGGCTAACTTCTTTGTAAGATTTAACTTTTTGGTAGGGATTTTCAACTTTATTATCGGGAAGAGCGTTGTGGTGTTGACTATTCCATAAATTAGCAGGAGGAAGATAAAAACTTAATTTTGCCCCCACCCCATCGGCATCTTGGCTTTTAACAGGGTCAGCGATAGCAATTATTGCTACTATTTCGTTTATTAGGGGATAAAACTTATTATTAGAAAATAAAGGCTTTGCAAAACTAACAGAATCTCTAGTTGAATTTAAACCACCATCCGTAGTATCAAATATTACAGTCCCAATACCTGCCCATCCTCCAACTTCATCAAATCGGGGGTGATTAGGAGATAATATTATATCCCTAACTCTAACGTCTAATAATTCAACACCACCCCCAAAAGAAGATTGTCCTGAAGTAGATTGACCGCCGTTAACTCCTAATGAAAAAGCCATTATTTCTTTTTATCTTCCCCGTATTTTTTTACTTCATCTAATAATTGTTGCTTTTCTGCCTCAGTCATCCCAAAACTGTCATCATCACCTCCTTCATTTTGAACTGCTCGTTGGATGATAGTAGCCATTTTTATAAGCTGCTCATCATTTTTAACAGATATTTCTAAATATTCCTTAAGAAGAGGAACAACAAGAGTAGCATCTCCAATATCTTGAATAAGGGGTTTTAATTCTGAGATAAGAGTAGAAATTTGCTCTTCTTTTTTCTTTTGGTTATTATAAATTTCTTCCAATATGTCGGAAAATTTCTTACCACCAAATATATTTTTGTCTAACTGTCCCATGATTATAAATATGGGATTAGATAAAGTTTGTATATCCGTTTTCTTTATAAAAAAGAAAGTTCTTTTTAAATATTATTCCTAATTGGTCCGCTACTCTAGTGATGTGTGGGGTTTTAACATCTACCATTTCTCTAATACAAAGATAAAGAGCTTTTTTATTAAAAATATCCATTACTTCTCTTTTTCTAAAAAGTTCTAAAATAGCATCTGCTACAATAGCATCTTTTTCTTTAGGAAATAATTTATAAATATTTTCTGTACAATATTCTACATACTCATCTGTAAAGTCTGATAGGTCATCTTTTTCCATAGGGTTATAATCCATATCATATGAATATTTTAGATTATGGTGTAACTCATCTACGGGAGCTTTATCAACTCGTTTTTTGTAATTTTTAGTATTTTGTATAATTAAATACCGTTTAGCAATCGTCCCAAAGTATGAAAATGCTTTAAATCCTTTAGTTTGGTCAAATAAATGAATTTTATCCAATAAAAACGTAATTACTTCATGTTGGAGGTGCTCAATTTCATTTACTTCTGTATAATAAAACTTAAAAGTGTGGATTATATTTTCAGTAAGTTTAAAAAAAGCATAGTGAATATCTTTACGATAGATCTCACTACGCTCTTCTGGGTCAGTTGACTCATTATATCTTACTATAGCATCTTCTGTTGCTTGGGTAAAATATTGATTTTTAGTTTTCTTTTTTCTTTTTCTCGGGGGAAGTGTGCTCATAATTTGTCCATCCTAAAATTGGATAGTATTCTCTGGAGTTCTTTAATTTGTTCGTACATGAAACCAATTTCATCATCATTCTTAAATATTCCTCGCTCATCAATTTTC